TGGCGCTCGCGCCGACGGCGGCGCTTGAGCTCGGGGTGCTTCGGGAAAGGCGGCTTCGAGCCGCCGCGCCGCTTGGGCGTACCGCGCACCTTGCCGCGTCGGGTTGGGCGGACAGGCGTTTCAACTGGGTCCGGCAGCAGCATGCTCCACCTCCTCCCCCATCAGCTCGGCAAGCACCTCGGCCACGGGGCGGCCGGTGCGGGCGGCGAGGGCGCGGGCGATGGCGCGCATGGTCTCCAGGTTGGGGGCGGTGTTGCCCCGCTCGACGTTGTAGATCGTCCGTTCGTGGAGGCCGGTTGCCTTGGCGAGGTCCTTGGCACTCCAGAACCCGGCGCGTCGGCGCAGGTCTCGCAGGTTCGGCATGTTCACCTCCTGTTGTTCGATGTATAACTGCTCTCGGCCAAGAAAAACGGCCAAGAGGCCGTAGTGGTTCGCCCGCTAACGCACGATGTAGTCGATGTTTCGCCGCATTCAACGGCGCTTAAGCGGTGTCGTAGTCGCTCGGTTTTCAAGAACCCCAACGGTGCGTACCGTTGTTCGAAGTATAACACCGCGTTGTTCAATAATCAACACCAAGATATTGCGCATGTGATAGCCTGATAACAATTGGAAGGAGGAGGCATGGGCCAGGAGGATCAGAGGCCACCGTGGGCGCTGGCCATCGCTGAACGACGACGATCGCTTTACAGCTCGCAGAATGCGGCCGCCAAAGTTGCCGGGATCGGCCGCAGTACGCTTGCCCAGATCGAGGCCGGGTACACCAATCCGCAGAACCTAGCCGCCCCCAAGCTGATGGGGTTGTTGCGCGCCCTGAATTGGACACCGGAAGAGTTCTCCAAGGCAACCGGGCTCGAGCTGCCAAACCTCTCAGCGCTAGATGTTCAAATTCCCCCCACCCTTCCCGCGGGATACACTATGATTCCTGTAGTAGGCGCAGCCAACGGAGGCAAACCGGTGGAGTACGCAGTGCCCATCCGTGAGAGCATCATGCGTCCCGGAGCCATCGCGTTCGAGGTCCACGGCGACTCGATGGACGACGGCACCCCAGACGCGATCCGTGACGGCGACCTGGTGCTCGTGGACGCCTCCCTCACCGACCTGGCGCCGGGCAAGGTCTACCTCGTCGAGCTCCCCGGCCAGGGCCTCATGGTCAAGCGCCTGCGGCGCGTCGGCGACGCGCTTTGGTTCATGTCCGACAACCCCATCAACGGCTCCTTTCCCGCCGAGGACGCCGTGCGGGTGGTCGGTCAGGTCTACGGGAAGGTGAGCTTCGGGCGGGTGAGTTAGGGGAGGATGCCAATGCGGCAATTCGCATGGTTATCGCTACTGTTTTTGATGGCGTTGTTGGCGGGGTGCGCGGATCCAGGATCGTCGAGTGCCCTTCCTGAATATAGAGCAGAGTACCGAGTCTATGGTCCGTGCACGATGTTGGCCACCTATTACGCCCAAGGAGAGGCGCTGCAACAAGACTACGTGTCTGATGGCTGGTGGTATAAATTTAACCCATCGTCTGACGATTTTCTTTATATCAGTGCTCAAAAGCAGTGCGAACAAGGAACCGTTAGGGTCGAGCTTTACAAAAACGGCAGGCTCATCAAGCAGGCGAGCTCAACGGCGCCTTACGGGATCGCCAGCGTTTCTGATACCTACTGACCATGCCCCGCCGCCCCGCCCTCCCACCCAACTCGAAGCTCCGCCGCGACGGCCGCATCGAGGTGCGGGTGCAGGTGGACGGGCGGCGCATCAGCCGCTACGCGCGGTCGCCCGAGGACGCCTGGGCCCTGTACGCCGAGCTGGCCGTCGAGCGCCAGCGGGGGCGGCTCTCGCGCTCTGGGTGGACGGTGGCGGCCTGGCTCGAGCGCCGGCTGGCCAGCAGACGGGGCCTGGCGCCCACCACGGTGCGCGAAGACCGCAGGCTTGCCGGCATCATCAACCAGGTGCTCGGAGACCACCTCCTCGAGGACCTGACCCCCATGCAAGTGCAGGACTGGCTCGATGGCCTCGACTACTCGCACCGAACCAAGCTGCGCGCGCTGCAGATGCTACGCAACGCCCTGGCCGAAGCCGAGGCCCTGGAGCTGGTGCACCGCAACGCCGCGGCGCCGGTCAAGCTGCCCCGGCAACCGCGGCAGACTAGCGGGCAGGCCTGGACCCTCGACGAGGCCCGCAGGTTCCTGGCCGCTGCTGAGGGGCGCCGCCTCTACCCCCTCTACCGCATCATGCTCACCCTGGGCCTGCGCGTAGGCGAGGCCATCGCCCTCAAGCTGGACGACTGGACGCATGACCCCACGGTGGGGTTGTGGAGGCTGCGCGTCGAGCGCACAGCCACGGTGGAGGGGTCCTACACGGTCCTCTCGGCCGGGATCAAGACGCCCGCGGCGCGCCGAACGGTCTACGCCCCGGACGACCTCGCAGCGGTCCTCTCGGCCTGGCTGGAGCGGCGCGAGGCCGAAGCCGGGCTGCCCAGCTGGGACGAGCAGGGCTGGCTCATCCCGGCCAGTAACGGCCGCCTGCTGAGCCACAACAACGTTCGGCGTGACCTCCGCGCGGCCATCGCCGAGGCCGGCGTGCCGCGCATCCGCCTCCACGACATGCGCCACACCGCGGCCAACCTGATGCGCCAGGCTGGCATCGAGCGCGAGGTGCGGATGCAGATCCTCGGCCATCAGATCCGGGACGTTCACGACATCTACACCCACCATGTGGAGCCCGGCGAGCTCGTGCGCGCGGCGCGCGCCCTGCACGGGCTTTTCCCGATGCCCGGCGAGACCCCAATTGGGGTCACTGGGGTCAGCCAACAAAAAGAGGACGGGGCCTAAACCCCGTCCTGGTGGTGGGCGATGGTGGACTTGAACCACCGACCTCACGCTTATCAGGCGCAACGGCTACTGCCCAGCAGCAAACTTTTACCCCATATTTAGCGCATTCTCTACTTTATGATCTCACTACAGACTCGCTAAAAATGGGGTCGATTTTGGGGGTATTGGGGTCATGTGGGGTCAACGATCATGCTGCCTCCGATCGAGGCCCAGGGCCACCCCAGTACGCTCACCGAGCAGTCGCATCACCGATGACACCGTGGCCTCGTAGCCCGCCCACCCAAACACAGCCGAGATGGACCCAAGCAGCGTTGGACTCACGGTCAACCACTCAGTGAGGGTCCAGGCGGCGATGCCACCCCAGAAGCTGGTCACCACCACCTTGGCGATTACTTGCCGCGGGGTGCGCTTCACCCCATCGACTAGAACTCTCAAAAACGCAGAGATCGCCGCGAATGCGGCGCCGAGCGAGAAGACGGTCCACATAGATGCGTCGGGATCTTTGAGCGGCAATTTGCTCCCCCTCACCATCTCACCCCACCCAGCAGTGCTACTCCAGCTACGCCGCCAGGGAGGTATCTAACCTGCACTTGCAACCACCATCCAGCCCCTATCCAACCCAAACCGGTATAGGGGCTCCAGTACCATCCTGCAGGGCCGTACTCCAGCTCGGCCCCGGCCACCTGCTCGATGGGCCCCCACGTCGCCAGGACCTGCTCGGCCCAGATGCGGACCGTGAATCGCTGGCCGACTTCGACCCGGTACCCCCCCCTGCCGCTGGCGTAGGCGAGACCGGCGGCGAGGATGAGGGCGAGTACGAGGCTGCGCACTAGCGCCTCCGGGTGGGATCGGCTCCGGCCCGGGCCGCGGCGTTGAGTGCAGCCTCAGAGCTAGACGCTGCAGCCTCAGCCGCGCGGGCCGCCGTCGCCTGCGCGTCGCGAATGAATATCACGGCCAGACCAGCCAGCACCGCCCATATGAGTGTGGGTAGGTCAATCGCCCCAGCCGCGTACTGTTGCACCGCGGCGGCGATGGCGCTGACCCCGGCCCAGAACGTCTTGGACCGGATGAGCTCCGGCCAGTTGCGGATGCCGACGACGGCCGCCGCGATGATGGCCGGCACGATGGTGAGCGCGTACTGGAGCACGTCGCCCCAGCCGCGCGGCTCGATTCCGCCCGCCGCCCAGGCCAACCCAGCCAGGGCGATGAGCAACCCGATTACGATCATAAGCGTCTTCTTCATGTCAAACCCCCGTGAAGTGCAGGTGCAGTAGCCACAGGGCCACCACCACACCTGCGAGCCAGAACCAGTACCTCCGCGGGTCCCTGTGCCACCCGCAGTACAACCTCAGCACCATCCCACCTCCGCCGTGATGTGCACAACCTCGAACTCCAGCACGCCGAATGTGATGTCGTCGTCGGCAACCCCCAGGACGGCCCGCCAGTGGCCGCGTTGTCCGGCTGTAGCCGTGCCTGGCAGCGTGTACTTGGCCATCCAATCTGAGCGGTTGGTGTCGTCGCTGGCGCTAATGGTTGGATTAACCGTCAGCGGGTCGCCAGACGGCCGGTAGAGCACCATCTGCACGGCCTTGTTCTCTAGCGAGTACGTCTTGTCGCACCCGCCCTTGGCGAGCACCACTGGGTACATCACCAGCTCGAGCGCGTCACCCTCTCGTACCTTAACCACCCTCTACCACCTCCTTGACCTGCTGTTGCGCCGTCACGACGCCATGAGAGGCCCTGTAAGCCGTTGCAGTAGCTGCGCTAATGGTGCGTACCAGCACCATCGCCGCTGCCTGGTAGCTGGCCGTCACGCTGGCGGTGGCGGCCGTATAGGCCGTTACCGTAGCGCTGGCGACGTAGACCGCCACCGCCGCCAGCCCGTGGAGCGAACGGACGGCAAAATGGCGCGGCGCAAAATGGCGCTGGCTCAGGTGCCTCACGAGCCGTCCACCTCCACCTGAGTGCGGTTGCCCATCGGGTCGACGTGCGAGCGGACGCGGACCGTCTGCCCATCCTGCGAGTAGAACTGCTCGATGTCGGTGTTGCCACCATCCACCTTGCCAGCCAGCACTGCTAGCATGATGCGCACTGCCTCGGCATGCGTGAGCGCGCCCTCGGCCACCTGACTCCAGACCTGGGCCGCCACCGCCTGCACATCAGCCCGGGAAGCAGGGTCACTCGGTAGATTATCTGTTTTTGCCTTGATAGCGTCAGCCGTGGCCTGGGTAGCGAGCCCGCTCACGTCCGCTTTGAGGTCATCGGGACCGCTAACGGTAGTGCCAGACACGCTAGCCACGTCAACCCCGGTTGTCAGGCTGCGGTTAGCGTAGGCCCACACGTCAGCGGGGGTAGTACCGCCGGAGCCGCTAGCTGCGTTCTCCAGGCTCTCGCCCGTGCTGCCAGCCATAGTATGGTCTGCCTGCGGCTCATCCCAGACCGCATCAGCGACCTGCGCTGGGTTTGTTTTCCAGTCGTCCTTGTTAGTGTATGTATCCAGCCAGCTATGCAGCTCCGCCTCCGTGTTTTTCTCCCCGGCCCAGTTAGCGTCACCGTGGGAGATGATGGCGTCCCTATCAGACGCCACCTCGGAGCGTGTTGGCGGGTCGTAGGCGTTCAGGGCATCGGTCACGTGTTGCTCGACGTTGGCCTCAAGCGCCAGCCCGGAAACGTCGGCCTTGTACTGGTCAGGATTATCGAGGTCCGCCTGTACGCCGTCGAGCTGGTCGCTCAGAGTCTTGAGGTCGTCGTTGTCAGCGCCGCGTATGGCGGCCTCTATGACATGCGCCAGGTAGTCGCCGATGCTGCCAGGCACCGTTAGGCTGCTTGTTTGGGCTGTCCACACATCATCAGCCGTTACGTAGTTGGCGAGAATTGAACGCACCGGCGACCCCATGCTCCAGTAGTCGAGCCTACCGGTCTGAACGGGCTTAGGGGCCAGCGACGCGATGTCGTCAACCCACATATGACCGGCGGCGGACCGCCCGGAAATCGTAAGCTCCAGAAGCCCGTCGGTCGCGCCGGTATTAGTGGTCGCCACTTTGAACTGCACCCACGTGTCAACCGGTGTCGAGCTGTCCAGGATGAACGTGTCGGTGACAGCGTTAGGCCCAGATAACGTGACTACAATGTCACCGGTCCAGTCATAGTCGCTATCCACCCGCACATACCCCGTCACCACGACGGCCTCACCAGCCGGAGCGAAAACGTCGAACGACACCTGGAGCGCGTTCGCGTCGCTGATGAACTCCGCCCTAACACTCGGGGCGCTGTCACGGTAGATGGAATTGTCTCGGCTCACCAAACCGGCGTTGGTGTATATCTCTTGCTGTAACGGGTCTTTGTTTTTGTTTGACAACGTGAACTTGTATGCGTTCGACGTGTCGTCTAACTGAGTGTTGCGGAACATCTGGTAATTCGGATTGAACTCGCAATCCAAAAACCTAACGTCACCGCCATAATACCTGCCCGCCTCCACCATGCGGGCGCTCGAATTAACAAGCTCGTAATCGTGCCCCTGGTACCGCTGTATTTCGCAGTTGCGGAACGTCAGGACACCGGCATCTACGACCCTAAACGTTGAGCCAGATCCCAAAATGGCGCAGTCCTCAAATGATACAGTCATCGCCGGGGCTGTATAGACGCCCCGCCCATGCTCCGAGTAGAGCACCATGTCACGGAACTCAGCGTTACTGGTGCCCTGGCTGTATGAGCTGGAAAACCCGTTGCCGTATATGCTGGCGTTGATACCGCCAGAGGCCCGGTAAACGGACCCCCGGTAGCTAGCCCACCCGCCCCTGGTGTACATCACGGTACGGCGGAAGTGCGCCCCGGCGTCGCGCAGTCCGAACGGATGGAACCCGTTGCCGACGTAAGTGCCATCAGAGCTGCCGGTAAACCGCTGGTATGCGTTGTACGCTGCGATGTCGTCGAGTCGCTTAAACACGTCCGGCTGGCCGGTCGTTAGCACTATGGATGAGGCTTTGTATGTACCAGATACCCACGAGTCGCCGCTGGCGTTTTTTGCCCCTAGTCCTCTGAGGGCGACGTTGGCGATGTCAACCTCATCACCCGTTCCGCAGTCGAGCCGGACAAATCCGTTATAGTCGCCCGAGTCGTCATAGCTGCGGATTGTTACGTTGCTGGTCAGTATTCCAACCCGTGCCCCATTGCGAGCGTCATATGGCATACCGCTGTTCAGCGTGACGGTGTTACCAGACACTGATGACACCGTTACTGGCGATAGCTCCAGCTTAGTGGCGGGGATAATCAATAGCTCATCACCAGCCACTATGCCCGAGGCGTCGTCGAGGGAGATTGTGGTATCGCCAGACGCCGCGTCTGCGGCCAGGTGCCGCACGATTGAACGGGGAGTACCGGCGATGTAGAGATTGCCGCGCATGAGCAGGCCGTATTTGCCTCGTGCCAAAGAACCGGAGTAATTGAGCCGAATGACAGCGTTGGCTATCACCTCATCGCCTGGCCGCCCGTAGTCCAGGGTTCCGCCGTGGTCTATCCGCAGGTACCCCTTGACTGTCAGGTCCGTGTCCACCGCCCGCGACGCTTTGAGCACGCCGCCGCCCTGGACCCTGACGCCCTTGTCGTAGGAGTCCGCTCCCCAGATGTAGGAACCGTCCAGTACGATGGTGTCACCGTTACGGATGTATACAGCGTCGCCCTCCCCTGGGACTACCCCGCCGTCCCACGACGACGCCGAAGCCGCAGGTCCCCCGCCAGTACCGTTAGAGTAGATGTCAGCCATTTATGCCTCCTCCACGCAGTTGCCGAAGATCCGCCGCCACCAGGGGCACGGCGGGGCAACCCTCGAGCCCCGTACCCACAGCCGCTCGCGGACCACCCTGGCGATACCCACGTCCCACTCGACGCCGTTGAGGTTGAGCCGCTTCACCCGCAGCAGCCCCTTCGGGTGCTCCAGGTGTACGGCCTCGTTGTAGACCCGCGCGATGCGCCGGGTCCACCCGCGACCGAACGTGCTCCAGTGGCGCAGCTTGGTGTAGTACTCCATCCTGGCGGTGTGCAGGATGGCAAGCCCCAGGAGCGGGTAGCGATTGAGCCGGTCGTGAACGTCCTCGTCGATGATGCGGGCGGCCCCCCGCAGCCCGTGATTGACGGCGGTGTCGAACACGTAGAGGGCGATGCCGGGATGCCCGCGCTCGTCCCAGTCGGCGGCGCCGGACGCCTCCCAGTAGCGCTCGCGGTAGATGTCCTCGACCTCTCCGCGTTCGATCTGCGTGACCGGCCGGAGTGGCAGCCCCTGGTCACGCCGCCAAGCGTCGTAGGCGGCCTGCGTGATGCCGTAGCAGGTCGCGCCACCTGGGTCGTCCGGGTGGTCGACGCAGCCGCCCTCGAGGGAGAGGATGATGGCGAGGGCGATGGGCCAGGCGCTCATTTCCACCGCCCCACGGCCTGCACTAGGACTTGGCGGTTAGCCGCTGGTTGCGCGCTGAGGGTCTTGAGCACGAACTGCACGCTCCCTGTCGACTCGTTGTAGGCGCCTATCAAGAACAGATAGGCGGCATTGCCGCCTGCGGCGATGCCCAAGAAATACTGCGGCGTTGACGCAAACGCGACCGGGAACGTCCACGTCACGCTGGTGGAATCCGAGTTGTCGGGCCAGCTGACGGGCAAGCGATGCCAACATATCTGGGTGCCGTCGGCCAGCTTGATCCAATAGCCATTGGAGTTGCTCCCGCTCTCTACCACGGCCTCGTTGGCCGCGGTGATGGGCATGCCGGCGGCGTTGAGTTTGGCTACGCCGTCGGCCACCCCCTCATGCGCCAGCCGGTCGGTGACCTCGCCATTGGCGTTGAGGATGGGCGGGCCTCCGGCCCGCCCAACCGGCAACCGCGCGGACCCGTTGGTGAGCCCGTCGATCTCCAGGTAGTCGTCACTCGCTACTGCCCGATCGGGCAGATCGGTGATGCGTTTGTCCGCCATCTAGATCGCCTCCACAGTTACGCGGCGGTCGCCGCTGGACGTTACACGGGCATCGCCAGAGCTCGTGATGCGCCGGTCTACTCCCCAGACGATGGGACCGCCGGCCAGGGTGATGGTGACGCGCCATCCGCGGCCCAGCGGGCTGCTGGCCGTCCGCAGCAGGCCGTGGACGTTGCGCTCGAGCACCCGTCCGCCGCCCAGGTAGATCCCGGCCCACTTGGCCCTGGCCGCAGCGTCGAGCAGCGCCTCGATGGCCGCGGCGTCGCCGATGGCCGAGCCGGTCTCGATGCGCACGGCCAGGTCAACCTCGACCATGTCGGCCTTGCCCCCACCGGCCGCGGTCCAAGTGTCCGACTCAACCGCCCGGGCCAGCCGCAGTTGGCGGCGCCAGGCGGCGATGAGGCCGGGGTCTAACAGGTCGAGGTCGTAGGTGCTCAGGTCGTCGAGGATCAGGTAGCCGGTCATGGCATCACCATCGCATTGCAACTATCGCAATACCCACCATCCCACAGAATGGCCGCCCACTCCTCGATGGGTTTTTTCACGTTGCTGATGTGATGTATGTGAACGCCGTCCCAATTTAACGGCGTTCCATACCCAGGCACTGAACCTTGGCAATGCTCTACATATATATCGTGGCGGACTCCGGATGAGTTGGGAGGGCTCGTGCATACGTAGGTATACTCGCAGCCAGGCTGGGTCGGCTCGGGGTATAGCGGCCCTGGACAATTTACCCATTGCGGCCCAGTGGGCAACCAAACCAGCTCGGCCTCGATGTAGCCGGTACCCAGCTTGTCGAGACGAGGCTCGAGCGCCTGGGCCAGGCCGGAACGGGTGACGTAGGTCGTCCCGTCGTCGTAGCGCAGCTCGTCAGCGGCCTCGACGTGGCCGCGGAGGGTACGCAGGGCCTCAAGGGCGGCCGCGGCGCTCGCCTCCTCGATGTAGACCCTCAGCCGCACCGGGGCGGGCTGGTAGCGGGCGTCGCCCGTAGCTGTGGCCGCGCCGGTGCGGCTGAGGGTGACGGTCTGGGCGCGGGTGAGGGTGAGGGTCGGCGCCAGCAAAACGCCCAGCGTGGTGAGCTGGGCGCCGGAGGCATGGAGGGACCAGGTTCCGCTCATTTTGGCTCCGTGAGTGCGCGAGCCGTCGAGAGCGCAGCGGCCTGGTTGACCGCAGCCACGCGGCTGATGGCCCGGGCCATCTCATCGTCGGCTGCCTCACCGAGCATGGCCACGGTCTCGATGCGCTCTGGAGTCCAAGTGTAGCGCCATTCGCGCGCCTGATGAGTCAGGTCCCCCCCGGGGGCACCGGTGATAGTTGCCGTTGGCGTGGGCGCTTGATAGCGATCCCAGCGCACTGATGCGGGTTTTTGTACTGGGGGCTTAAGCAATGATTTAGCGTATTCTATCGCCGCAGGGATATCCACCTGAAGTAGCATTACATCGTATACGCGCAATCCCCCATCAGTTTTGACGCCATTAAAATAAAATGTTACTTGTGCCGTCCATTGAACTCCTAATTCATATGGGCGCGATGGGGGAAGTAAAAACATTTTTAAATTGTAGCGACCGGGTGATAAATCTAAGTCGTCTGACCAATGGGCAACATACTCGGTTTTATTAGTAGTTGGATTTTTCCATTGGTATTCTATTCTGAGTTGTACTACAGCCGATTCGTCAAGCTCGAATTTAACGATTCCACCATATGTATTTTCAGTCTCCCCCGTAAGTATTTCCGACCACGTTCCGGCTGATGTATCATTAGCTGCGTATGTTGTAGGATCCCCATCCCAGGCATTCGCTGCATTGGTAAAATGGAAATCATACCAATTCGCGTCATTTGTATGTATTATTAACCCAGTTGCACTGTACGTTCTATGTGAGCCATATATTGCATCGTTTTGATGCAATGCGCTAACAACAATTGGTATGTTTACTGGCATCCAGCTTACTGCCTGAGCCCCGGCCACCATCTCCCCATAAAATGTTGAATATTGTAGATCATTGTTATTTGTTGTTGCCAATATCAAATCGACCCTCGTCACAACTTCATCGCCAGCCTCCGGCTGCCAGCGCAAGTCAGACTCCTCGTAGCCAACCTGCACAGAACCTGACGGTACGCCAAAAAACGCACGGCCCTGAGCGTCAACACCCCACGTGACGCCCTTGCTGCTCACGGTGCGCGCAAGGGTGTCGAGGATCTGGCCGAGCTCGAGCCGGTACACCGACGGCATCGAGATGGTGTCGCCGAGGTCTGGGATCAACGCCGCGTCGTAGGTGATGGCTGGGTGTTTGTAGGCGCTGATCACCTGGCGTGCGATGGCGGCCACGTCCTGCTCCGGGTACTTGGCCGGGTCAACGTGGGACCGGTAGCGCAGCAGCTCGATTCCGCCGAGGGCGATGTACTCGCGCACGTCAGGCTCGTCGTCGGGCCAGGTGCGGGTGACGACGCCGAAGAATGCGGGCTGGCCATCAACAGTCAGCTGCACGACGTCTCGCGGCTGAATGTCTACCCCGGTCGGGACGGCTTGCCAACGCATCTGCAGAGGCGCGCCATCGCCCCGCGCGGACCACTGGAACCCCGCAACGATACCACCGGGGGAGCTGTTGGTGTAGCTCGCCCGCAGGCTCGATTTGTCCGGCGTATAGATGTCGAGTTTCCAGCTCAATGGCTCCACCCCCTCAGTGGTGTAGTAGCGGACCTCATCCGAGCTCACCGGCGACGGCGCGGTTCCACACGCCGCCAGCGCCAGCAGGAGCAACGTCACCTGTGCCAATCTGTACACGGATTCCCTCCTCAACCAGCCGCGCCACGTACTGTCCGAACCGGTCGACGTGGCTGCCGAAGGTGTGCACCCAGCCAGGTGTGGCCACGACCGGAGTGGGGGCTGCAGCGATGCCGATGGTGTCGATTTGGTTGGTGGTGTCGCCCCAGCAGGACCAGGTTGGCGTGGGCTCCTCGCTGCCTGGAGGCTGTGTCTGCGTGCCACCCGTCAGGTCGACGGTTGGGATGTTGACGCCGAGCCAGCCGAGCACGGCGTTCAAGCCGCGGGCGATGGCGTTCCAAACCCCGGCGACGAAGCGGGCGACCGCCCCCAGGACGTTGCCGAGCCACTGAACCACAGGGGTGAGCAGCTTGAGCGCCGGGGCCAGTACGCGTCCCAGAATCTTGCCCATCTCGGCGAAGACCTTGACGATCGGCTCGAGCACCGGACCCAACTCCTCGAGCATCGACTGGACGATGGTTCCCAGCGGGTTGATGGCGTCGAGGATCGCCTTGAACGGATTGAGCGCCGAGACGACATTACGCGCCCTTTCGCCCAACTCGGTCAGCCACTCGGGGGCTTTTTTCGTCGCCTCCGGCTCCGGCGTCTGCCCCAGCCGGTTTATGCCGCCGTAGGTCATAGAGAATTGCGCCCGCTGGTACATGGCGATGCGCGGATCGGGAGACCACACCGGAGCCGACCGCCCAAACTTGGCGTCCGAGCCACTGGCTCCATACATCCGCAGCCAGTGGGGCAACTCAGCTCCGCCAGCGATGCCTGGCTGGCCCCCAGGGGCCACGATGGCCCCACCACGGCCGAGGCCAGGGCCACGGGTGCCGCCGTAGACGCTCGAGCCCGTGCCCGTGATGGTGCGGATGCGCCGGTTTAGCTCCTCGGTGGCCTGCGCCGCTTCCCGCGCCGCCTGGTCGAAGTTCCATAACGTATCAGGAAGCTCAGGCCAACCTCCGGCAATGTCCGGCTCGCCGCGCGGGGCAACCGTTGCGCCGAGCCGGCCAAGCCCTTCCGGTTGCGGCTGGCGGCCGTAGAGCGTGCCGGAGGCCGCGGTGAGGTAGTCGCCCAGCTCCTTGGCCTTCTCGACGGCGGTGCTCAGCGGCTGCACAACGTTGGTGGTGATAGCCCGGCCGGCAGTCTTGGCCGCGGCTGGAACCGTGACGCCGAACCCGCTCGCAGCGGTGTCGGCCACTTCCTGCGCCTTGGCCTTGACCTCGGCAAACGACGCGCCAACCTTGCCGGTGACGACGTCGGAAACCTTAAGCAGCCCCTGGTAGATGCGGTCGGCGCCCTCCTGTCCGGCGTCGCCAATCTCGCCGAACGCTCGAGCCAAACCGCTCTTCCAGCTGCCCACCGCCTGCTTGGCGTAGTCCAACGCCTCACGGAAGCGGCCATGAATCACTGCGTCGATGGCGCGGCCCATGTTGGCAATGCCGGTGGAGACGCCGTCGATGTAGGCGCGCCAGGCGTCGCCGAGGGCCTTGAGCTTGCCCACGGTGCCCTGGACGAAGCCGGTGAAGATGTCCCAGAGGCCGCTGAACAGCGTGCCTAGCGTCTTCAGCGCCACCTTGACGTCGTCCATCGTGCCGCCCATTAACACGAAGGCACCGGCCAGGGCGGCTCCGGCCGCGATGAACGGCGTGAGCGGAGCCAGGGCCCCCCAGATGGCGGTACCCAGCGCCACGAGCGCGGGCACCAGGGCCCCCCAGATGGCGGTACCCAGCGCCACGAGCGCGGGCACCAGCGCCCCGGTGATGGCCCCCGCCACGACGATGAGGGTGTCCTTGTAGTCGGCCCACCATTTGCGCAGACCGCCGCGCTCGAGCCATGCACGGAAGCGCTCGAGCGCCTGCAGGCTGATCTGCAGGATGCCGCGGACGTCGAGGGCATCGGTGATCTCCTCGCCAAGGGCGATCATGGAGCGAGTGACGTTGTCCTTGACGTTGCTCCACATGCCGAGGATGGTCCGCGACTGGGCCTCCATCGAACCGGCGAAGCGCTGCTCCATGCCGCTCAGGATGGCCTCTATACCAGTCGCGGCGTCAACGGTCCCCTGCTCAGCCAGCTTCATGGCCGTGGGGATGTCGGTGCCGATGGCGTCGGCCAGCATCTCCCAGGCTGGGATGCCGGCTTCGGCGAGCTGGCGCATTTCCTCGCCGCTGACCTTGCCCTTGGCCCGCATCTGCCCCAGGGCCAGGGTAACGCGGTCCAGGAGCTCGGCCGAGCCACCCACGGCCGCCACGGCGTCGCCGATGGCGGTCAGCGTCGGGATGACCTCCTCGGCCGCAAACCCCATCGCCATGAGGCGGCGGTCAGCATCGATCAGGCCACTAATCTCGAACGGGGTTTTAGCGGCAAAATCATATAGCGAGCGCAGATGCTTGTCGGCCGCCTCGGCCGAGCCGAGCATGGTCGTCAAACCGATGCGGGCCTGCTCCATGTCGCCGGCCATCCCAACGGCCTTGATGCCGAGGGCGGAGAGGGCGCCGCCGAGCACCGTCACCGAGCCGAGCAGGCGAGTGCTCGGGCCGACGGCGCGGTCGAAGGCGCCCTCGATCTTCCCCGCGGCCCGGGTCGCCGAGCGCTCGGCCCGGTCGAGGGCCTGTTTGAGTTTGGAGTCGTCGCCGAGGATCTCGACGATTACGCGGTCGAGCAGCTCAGGCATGGGAGCCCTCCAATGCCCTCAGTGAGAGGGCCACGGTGCGGCCGCCGATGGCATCCACCATCTCCTGCGGCACGAGGCCAAGGTTCAGTGCCTCGTGCAGGTCGCGGGCGACGGCGAGCGGCAGCGGCGGTTCAGGGTCGAGCTTGGCGTATGGGAGCAGGTAAGCGTCCAGGTCGCGCTCCGTGCTGCCGGCGACCTGGGCTACCATCAGCATCAGCGCGGCGGTGTGGGCGTGCCGCCGGTACTCGAGCTCCTGCGTTGTCTCGAGCGCCGTCTGCACCACGTCCCACGGCAGATAGGCCACGCGATCGAGCGGCGTGGCGTAGTAGTGGGAGACCAGGGCGCGGATCCGATTCCAATCGGCGCGCCCCTTCAGGCGTTTTTTGCCTGCTCATCTCCGCGCGGGTAGCTCTCGGTCAGCGCCTCGATGGCGTCACGGATGGCCGCGGCGTCCGCCGGCTTGCGCCGCAGGTCGTCCGGGGTCACCTCCTCGCCGAGGCGGTAGCGAATGGCCGCGGCGATGGCCACAAGCGCGGCGCCGGTCTCGGTCGCCCCGGGCGTACGGTGGTAGGCCTCCAGAGCCTCGAGCTCGCCCATGCTGCAAACCGGCCAGCGCGGGATCTTGTAGCCAAAAACCTCGATGTAGTCAGACTTTTTCGTTTTGCTCAAAACTGACCCCCTCATGCAGCCCCGGCTCCAGGCCGGGCCAGCGCAACCGCACCCGGCGGCGCTGGGAGTCGTGCAAGGTGGCGTTGACGGTCTTGGCCCGGGTGCGGCGGGCGACGTAGACGAGCTCGCACCAGACGCCCCCGTCTACCTCCTCGCATCCCAGGCCCACGATGGGCGCGGAGCTGGGCGGGTTGCCGCGCCAGCTCCGCAGTTTAGCAGTTAGCAGCATCAGCTGGAGCTAACAACCCCGTCGCCCTTGAAGGTGCAGGAAACCTCTTGGACCTCACCGCTGGACATGTTGAAGTCGGCGACGTAGGCGTCAAAAACGAACAGCTCTTGGTTGCCGCTGTCGCCATAGGTCAGCTTTACCTTGATTTTTGTCCCGGCCTCGTTGGCCGAGCGCAGCGCCGCCAGGACGGTGTTGCCAGGGATGAAATACCCGGTGTAATCGGCGCTGGCAGCGTGGATGTCGGCGATAGCTTCCTGAGAGGTGCTGTCAAAGTGCCGGATGTCGATGGTGCCGAGAGCCCCCTTGTAGTTGAGCTGCGTGGGCTCTGGGATTGCGTTGTACGTCGTTCCGCCATCGGTCGAGATTTCAACCTTGACGTTACCACGAGATTTTACGGCCATGCGTGCCTCCTACGGCTGCCTCAGCAGCCGGTAGTCGCGGACGGCGCGGTAGAGCCCGGCCGCCTCGTCGTACTGCGTGCTCAGGGACTGGACGCGGGTCCACCCGCCGGAGTGGCAGATGGACTGCACCGCGTCGGCCAGTTGGTGCGCATCCTGCAGGGTGGCCGCCCAGGCCTCAACCTGCACCCGCGTTTCGCTGATGGCCTCCGGCGGAGGGTCGAGGGAGTAGCGCGGGGTGTCGGCGACCTCGTAGACGGCCACGAACGGGGCCGCGGGCGGGGGTTGCCCCGTGGTGCGAACGGTGTGGCCCGCGGCCACGATGTCGGCGATGAGGGCGCGAACGACGTCGTACTGGCTCACCGGCCACCTCCTGCCCACTTGGCTCGCCAGCGCTCGTAAGCCGGGCGGATCCACGGCCGCGGCTCGACGTGCAGGCTGCCGTACTCGAGCGGCGCCGCGTACGGCACCGGCCGGGGCCCGTCGATGGTGCTGCCGCGCTCGAGCGGCCCGATGATGGCGCGCAACTCGGTGGGGTGCATGATGTAGCGCACGCTCTCCATCAGGTGCCCGGTCTGGCGCGCCGGCGGGTCACCTGGGGCGCTCGAAGGGTTGGGTTGCCCGGGCCAGTGCTCGCCGCGGCCTACACGGTAGGCCTCGAGGATGCCGTACTCCTCCGAGCGCAGGCTGTCGGCGCGCACGCGGATCACGCGGCGCGCCAGGCGCTGCAGCTTGGCCTCGACCTGTTTGCGCCGGTTCTCACGCCTCACTGCCGCACCTCCAGCATCACGGTCATGCGGCGGCCGGCCTCGCGCACCTCGCGCACCAGGTAACTGGTGCCGGCCACGGTGGCCCGGTCGCCGGCCTGGATGTTGGCCCCGGCGTCGAGCACGGCCACGTGGGTGACCCGTTGCCCGCGCAGCTCGGAGTAGTAGACCGTGCGCTCGTCGGCCGGCGTGACCACGGCCGGGTAGGGGCCATAGGTGGCGGTCGCCGGCGGGTTGTAGGCGTTGGCCTGCGGCGTCTGGCGCTCCACGGTCAGGCCGTTTGCCCAGCGCCTCACCATTCCACCCCCCGGTACGGGCGGGCGCCGTCTGGCAGCAAGGCCTCGAGCCGCCCGCCGTAGAGAGTGCGGATGGCCGCGGCGACGTCGGCGATGCTCGAGTACTCCTCGGTCATGCCGGGCATCCGCCACGTCTTGACCCGCTCGGGGTCCGCCTGCAGCAGCATGATGGCCGCCTCGTGCGGGAGGTAGTAGGTCGAGCCGTCGTAGTCCACCGCGGTCAGGTTGAGGTGCGCGTCGATCTCGGCGTCGTCAACGCCACCCGGCGGCCACGCCCCGTTGGAGTTGGGGATGTCGCGGAGCAAAAACCGCACCCACGCCGCCGCCCACGTCTTGTTGGTGGCGTCGGTGCCGGCCAGGTTGGTGGGGTCGTAGGTGCGGGCCACGGGCTACTCCTTTCCTGCAGGCTTGCGCCCGCGCTTGGGCTCGGGCTTGGAGGACTCCTCCTCCATGCGCCAGCCGGTGCGGCTGGCCAGGTGCTCGGCCAGCCGCCGGTCGGCGACGCGGATGGGGTCGCCCTCCGGGGGGTAGACGAGGTACATCGTCTACTCCTCCTTCTTGGTGTCCTGCTTGCCGCCCTTCTTGGTGTCCTGCTTGGGGCAGGGTACCACTTTGTAGTCGTCGTCCTTGAGCGACCAGTGGTCGTCGTTGACGGTGTGGACGACGCCGGCCTTGTTCTTGACGCACTTGGCCATGACGCTCCTCCTTACGCCACCTGGGCGTCGATGACGCCGAGGCCATTGGCTTCGATGACCTTCGCGCCGAAGAGGTACAGCGAGCGGAAGAGGTCGTCGAAGCTGGACTCGCCGCGCAGCGCCTCCACCTTCGTGAACTGGCCAGCGAAGGCGATGGCGTCGTTGTAGCCGAAGAGCACCTTGTGGAAGGTGCCTGTGGCCACGACCTCGGGCACGTTGTTGGAGACGTAGACGTCGAACCCGGCGATGCCGCCGATGAGCCCGGTCATGCGCATGTTGTCGCCCTGGTCGGTGGCGCGCACGAACTTGTCGTCCTGGAGCAGGGCGGCCTCAACGTCGGGGCTGACCACGACCCAGCGGCCGTTCTGGGGCACGTTCTTCTTGTTGAGCAGCTTGCGCGCCTCGACGAACGCGCCGTAGACGTCGGGAGTGGCGGCGGTGAGGTCCAGGGTCACGGTGCCGGCACCGGCCGCAGTGTAGAGGCTGGCCAGGTACTGGTCGACCGCGTCAGCCAGGGCATAGGCCGCGCGGTTGGCGTAGGCGTCGATCAGGTCGACGTTCGCCTGGGCCTGGTCGATGTCGGAGACCTTGAAGGCGACGTACTTCTTCTGGTCGATGGTGAGGATGGTCTGCGCGCTGGTGGGCGACTCGTAGGTGACGCTGCCCGCGTAGTCGTTGACCGTGAGGTTGTTGGGGCGGTTGATGCGCACGCTGTCGCCCTGCTCGCGGATTTCGCCCTCCCAGTCACGGGTGACGAGCCCGCCGAAGACGAGGGCCTTGTCCAGGTTGGCCTGAAGCCGGGCGCTCCAGATGTTGGGCTTGAAGTTCGCGATGCTCATGCACTACTCCTTTTTCCGTTTGGCGAACCACTCGTTGATTGCCTCAGGGCTCATCTTGTCAAGCTCGTCGAGGGTCAGCTCACCGCGTGGTCGCCCCGGGTTTGCCCCGCGGACGGGGCTGCTTTGGGCCTGCTTGAGGTTTGGGAAGTCGGCGAAAAACTTGTCTGCGTCGAACTTCCCGTCCTCGCCGGTGTACTTTTCAGCGTGGGGCTCGACGAGTTCGGCTAGCTTGGCGTCGCCGAGGACGGTCGTCAGCTCAAGGCGGCGCTCGAGCCGCTTTGCTACCTCTGCAGCCTTGGCCAGCTCCGCCTTTTCCGCCTCGAGCGCCTTGACCTTCTCCTCGAGGGTCTCGGCCTTGGCCGCCTTCTCGGCGTACTCCTTCGCCTTCACCCGATACTTGGCCGCCTCAGCGTTGGCTTCGCGCAACTTCTTCTGCGCCCAATCGGGCAAGGAGTTGCCGTCGTCGTTCCCCCCGGCCTCCGGGGCCGGCGCCTGGTTGCCCTCCTGGGGCGCGCCCTCCTGCGTGTTGGGCTGCTCGTTGGTGGGCGTTTCGTTGGTGTTTTCGTCCGCCATTTTCGACCTCCTGGGTCGCATAGAAAAGCCCGGCCGCCTGGGCCGGGCTGCCACGGGGCTGGGCCCCGTTACGGCCTGCCGTAGATCGCCGACTGCGTCGGCGGGTTGTACAGCACGTCGGCCACGGTCGCCTCGCGCAAGTAGACGAGGGCGTGGCCGCAGTTGATCCATTCGCCGGGGTCCGGCACGCGGTCCCAATCGCGTGGTCCGTAGACCAGGCGGCCATCAGGGAGCGTGAACAGCTCGGACTCGGGCAGCACCTGGCCCTCAAGCACCGAGTGCTCGCGCTCCTCCTTGCGAGGCCACGAACGGACCCACCTCTTGAAACCGGCCTCCATCATGTTGGCCACGCCGCGGGCCACGATATCGTGGCCCATCCAGGCAGAGGCCTCCGTGCTCGAGCGCGCCAGCAGGGCCACGACGGCCTGCGTCACCTCGCGATCCTCCAGGGAGTCGCGGATGCGCGTCGCCGTCCACTCGCCGTGTTGCAGCGCCTGCTCGGCCAGCGGCTGCGCCAGTGAGGGGGGCATGCTGGCCGGGGCCTCGAGGTAGGCGCCGTGCACCATGTAGCCGGTCAGCGCACCAGACATCCAGGCCTCGGTGATGACGTCCACGATGGTGCCGCGCGCCGCGCTTGGGCGCTCGAGCAGGTCAGGGATCAGGCGGCCCTCGATTAGGCGCCGGATGCGCGCCAGTAGACGCGTCATCGCGACGCCGAGGGGCCGGAACTCCTCTCGGCTCACGCATTGCCACCTCCTCCGAGGGCTCTAGCCAGGTCCTCCGGGGTCAGCTTGCGCTCGTTCTGGGCGATCCAGTCGGCCGCCTCCTCGTCGGACCACGTGGGCAGGTAGACGCTGATCTCGTTGACGGCCACGGATAGCGGGATCAGACCCTCGCGGTAGAGCTCGAGCACGCTACCGATGCGCTCTGCGCGGTCGAACTCGCGGTTGATGAGGACCGACACCTCGGGCGGGTTGCTCAGCCCGGCCAGGCCTGCGTACTCGGTGACAACCTCGGTCAGGAGGCCGCTCAGCAGGCGGGCGTAGCTAGAGCACGCCTGCACGAACTTGAGATTGGCCTCACGCAAGGCCTCGCCGCTTGGCGTCTGGCGGCCCAAAAAGCCACCGGGTAGGGACAGGTCCTCGCGCAGGCGCTCGAGGGTGCGGTCGTGCAGCCCCTCGAGCTGGCTCAGGTCTCCGGGCCGCAGGTACTCTGCGCTCCCCTGCTCCGACAGCTGCAACACGCGCGCGGGCCCACGGTGGTCGGGGTTGATCTGGCCGCGGATCGCCAGCACCGGCCAGGCCGACTGCTCGGCCACGCGGGTGATGCGCATCTGCTGGGCCAGCTCGGCCTTGAGCACCGGGAGCGCCGACATCAGCGGCCCCTGGGGCAGGCCATCGTCGCCGAGGTGCAGCATGCGGTAACTGGGCGGGCGGATGCCGGGATACTCGGCCGGTGGGGCCGCCAGGTTGGTCGGCGTGCGCAGGTCGCGCCACTCGCGCAGCACGCCCTCCTCGAGGTCGTAGATGCGCACGTGCCAACGGCTCGAGCGCACGTCTGCCGACTGCCAGGCCTGGTAGATGGCCACCACGCGGTCGACGTCGTCGGGGTCGGTGAGCGGCTGCAGGTAGCCGGACAAGCGGCTCACGCGCGGCCGGCCGGTGCGCTCGTCGACGTAAGCCCAGACCGCAGCTATCCCACCAACGAGCAGGTCAACGAGCAGCCGCTGGGCCATCAGGTCGAGCTGCAGCGCCTCGAGCTCCGCGTCAATCTTGCCGCCCTCGCCGCCCCAGTTGACCTCGCCGATCGTGCCCCAGATGATGCGGTCGATGATGCGGGGGCCGAACGTCTGGGACTGACGCCAGATTCGCGGGAGCTCGAGTCGCCCCTCTTCGGTTTGGACCGGAGGCAGCAGGTCCACAGGCGGCGACGTCAGGCGCCCCAAGGCCCAGTCATAGGCCTCGGCATGCTGGGCCGCGCGCGCCTCCACCGAGGCCAGCGCCGCGCGCACCACGTTGTCGGTCACATCGATCATCTCTCACCACCCGTAAGCCCGCTGCAAATCCTCCGGCGAGGCGGCCATGTCCAGCGCCCGCCACGCGTACGCCACCGCGTCCACCTGGTCGTCGTGCGCTCCCAGCGGGAACGCCACCAGCTCGTCCTCGTACTCCCGCGTCACCTGGGGCCCGTGGTAGACAAGCCCCTGCTGATACCTGGTCTCCAGCGGCATGAACCGCGTGACCTTGTCCCGGTCCGGCCGCACCCCACGCACGTTGAGCGTGGTCGTGCGGGCCAGCTCCTGCACCACCGCGGCCTGGTACTGCGTCTGCTCGATGGCGATCACCCGCGGGCTCCAGCGCTCCGCCTGCTGGCGAATGAACTGGAGCACCCCGGCGAACCCGGTGCGCACCCGCTCGACGGCCAGCACCCAAACCCGGCCGTCCTTGTCCCGTGCCAATACAGCCACCGCGGTGTAGTCGGCTCCCTGGCGCTCGCTGATGGCCAGGTCCACCCCCATGACGGGCTCGAGCCCGTCTGGCGGCGCGCCGTACCGGATCCACTCGCGCCGGATCCGGCCGCCTGAGACGTCCACGAACTGCGCGAGGTACTCCTGGGCGAACACCAGCTCCGGCAGCTCGCGCCGCGCGGCCTCGATCTCGTCGGGGTCGATGTACGGATTGGCCGCCGTGGGCATCTGCCAGCGCGCCCAGTCCTCCTCCTCGCCCGCGCGCTCGTAGAGCTCGTAGTAGTAGTCCTGGCCCCGGGGCGTGCTCAAGAACCAAGCCGAGCCGCGGTAGTCGGTGAGCGTCGGCCGGATGGCCGCCTGCCACTTGTCGGCCAGGTCGCGGACCATCGCGGCCTCGTCGATGATGACCAGGGCGTACTTCCGGCCGCGGGCGGGGTCGTGCCGGTCGAGGGACCAGAACTCGATGGCCCCGCCGCCGATGAGCTCGAGCCGCCGCTGCTGCACGTCCTGCCGGGTGACCGCGGGGCCGTAGCGGCGCAGCGCCTCGCGCCACGCCTCGTCGAGGAGTTTGTACGTCGGGGCGAACCAGGCTACGGGGCGACGCTCATCGAGGGCGCGTCTAAGGAGCCGGATGCCCAACGTCGTCTTGCCCCACCGGCGGCCCATCGCCAGGACGTTAAAGCGCTTGGCCTCGGCCAGCACCTCAGCTTGGGCCGGGTGCGGCTCCGGCAGGTCGAGGGTAATAGTGCTAGGCTCGCGCGGCAACCAGCGCTCCAGGCGCTTGGTCATTAGATCTACTCGCCTTAGCGAATCGAGCATCTAACACCTCCTTCGTCAACGCCACCTCGCTCAAGATCTTCAACGCCCCTGCCACCGCATGGATGGCGTTCGGATCGCTGGGGTCGGCCGCTTGCGCGGCGCGGCGCAGAAACTCGATCCCCTCACGGATTGCAGGGGCGAGCTCACCGGCCCACTCGCGCTCGAGCAGGGCCTTTTTCTCAACGAAAAGATGCGAAAGTTTTTGATCTTCGGTGAGGCGTTTACGGTAGTTTTGCAGCGTCCGTATCGTTATCCCGTACCGCTCAACTGCTTTCCGGTCACCGAGAACTGCCGCCTCGGCCAGAATCTGCGCTGCGCGCTCGTAATTGAATGCTCTGGCCACCGTATACCCCCAACAAAAAAGGCCCCTTCCGGGGCCCTGGTTTACTAGCTGTCGCGACTATAGCATACCACATGTCAAATCCTGGGGAAAAGTCACCGCAGCAGTTCCGCCGCCAATACCAGCAGCGCCGAAAGCAACGGGTCGTTGTCACCGTAGTAACTCACCGGCTCGACGTATACCCGCCCATTCCGACGCCGCAGCCGCCACACCGCCCCGCCATTACTCCGCCGCAGCCACGACAGCAACTCGCTCCGCTCCGCCTCGGTCAGCGCCGTCAGGGCCGCCCGGTACTCGTGCCAACCCACGCGGTAGCGCTCCTCGGGCCACCCAAGAGCCTCTACGGCCGGAACGACCACGTCCAGCACCTGGGGACCCGGGTCGCTGCCAGACAGGCGCGCCCGGTCGCTGGATGGCGGCAGGCCCACGT